GGCTGAACGTTGCAGCTTAATTGCTATTTGTGAAGGGTACAACCAAAAAATAAAAATAGCCCCTAAAATAGCCTCTAAAGCGCAAAATGACTTTTACGATGAAAACCCATTTGACCATTTTAACGGATCACCCGCAGCCGAAAACGTTTTAACAGATAATGGTTGGACTTTGTTTGGTTCATCTAATAACTTTATTTGGTACACTCGCCCCGGTAAGCCCACCGGCGTTTCTGCATCATTCAACAGAGATACACGCATTTTTTACATCTTTACATCTTCAACAGAATTCGAACCATCACGCGGCTATAACCCCGCAACTGCATTGGCTATCCTAAAATTTGCAAACGACAAAAAAGCCCTATTTCGTTGGTTGGTTGATAATGGGTATGGTAAGATTAAGCCCGCAAAGGAAAAACAAATAGCTACATCGGCAGCGCGTAAAGGCATAGCAGTACCAAATAACATGAGCGAAGAGGGCAAAAACCTTGCAGTTTCTGTTCGCGGTGAACTAGAAGCCCTGCACCCATACGGTACATTTTGGGAATATAACGAGGAAAACAGGGTTGTAATAAACCGTGAGCAGTTGACATTAGTAGCAAATTATTTGGGCTTCAGGTACCATGCTGGTAATGTGGTCCGCATTGATGGCTACCTTATAAACCGTATTGAAGAACGCGAATTTCAGGACACTTTAAAGGAATACATCAAAGAGCCTGACAATGATGAATATTTTAAGATTGCAAATTCCTATGAATCATTTATGGAAGCGCACGGTAAATTTACTATGAAACGCTTACCCATACTTGACACATCAACAATCCTAACCGACACAACCCATATTGCCTACAAGTTTTTTGCCAATGGTTTTCTTACTATTGATCCGTTTTCTATTACATTCAGTGAATATGATAGTTTGACCGATTTTCTTATATGGTCCGAAAAGCTGCAAAAACGCAACTACAACAAAGGCGAAGGCGGCAAATATGTTGAATTTATAAAACTAGCAACAGACCCAACACAAATAGAACATACGCAGCGTGCATTGGGCTACCTAAGCCACGACTTTAAAGACGAAACTACCGGCTATATCATTGTACTAACAGAGCAATGCGCAGACCCAAAAAATGGAGGCGGTAGTGGTAAAAATGTATTTTGCAACCTACTAAAGCAAACAACTACATACACATCTAAACCTGGCGCACAGACTAAATTTGACGAAAAATTTTTTCAATCATGGAACGGGCAAAAAATATTTGGTATTTCAGACGTTCCTAAAAACTTTGACTTTTCATTCCTAAAAGAACCTTCTACCGGCTCATTTATTTGGAAAAAGCTATTCAAAGACGAAATTGAAGTAGCTACCGAGGATGCCCCAAAATTTATCGTTCAAACAAATTTTAGCTATGAGGTAACCGATGGCGGTTTGCGTAGGCGTATAATCCCGATAGAATTTACCAATTTTTTCACAGTTGCAGGCGGTTTAGACGTACATTTTGGATGCCATTTTCCTAAAGGATGGAGTACAGAAGATTGGGCGGGATTTGACAATTTTATAGCGCAATCTATTCAAAAATGGATGCAAGGCGGCCGCAAATTATCCGCTCAAGAACTTACATTTACAGGATGGCAAAAGCAATTTGAACAGACATATGGATCAGTTATTGTTGGTATAATAACCGAATATTGGACTAACTGGACATCATTGGTAGAAGTTAGCAATGATGACTTTAAGGCAAATTGTGAACGTTACTACAACGAAAACAATATTCCAAAGCAGTATCAACCATCTTCCCAACGAATAAACGCCGCCCTAAAAGCATATGGAGAAAAATTTTCGATAGAATTTGAGCCGAATTTTTACAAAAAAATAAATGGAATTGGTTCAAAATATCGCCTTTTTGCCGCCAAAACACCGTTCTAAAATTGTGTTTTTGGTGTCTTTTATCATTTTTGGTGTCTTTTGGTGTCTGGTTTGGTGTCTGATAAACAATTGATAATCAATACTTTTCTACTATAAGAAACTATAATACTAAAATATTTATATTAAATGTATAGAAGGATATATAAAAGAGGTAATAGTAAACCAATAAAAAGTGTAAATGTATATAGTCCCTCTATAGAAAGAAGGATAAAAACGCCGTTTTTTTGGTTTCTTTGGTGTCTTTTGCTGATAATCAATAAGTTATCGGACACCAAAACTTGTAAATCGGACACCAAACCCTAAAAACAGACACCAAACTTTGGTTTCTACTATAATTTTTATAAAATGACAAAACAACAATTTTTAGACCTAGTTTTTACAACAGAGGATCAGTTTCAAGCAGCCGCAATGCGTTACATTAACAACAACTACCCGCAAACCCGCAAACTATGCTTTCACGTTCCTAACGAATCGGCATCAAGCGACCTAATGCGTATTAAGTTAGCAGCTAAAGGGGTAGTACCAGGAATACCTGACATTGTTTTTGTTAAACCTGTATTTGGGATTGAATTAAAACTACCTACTGGTAGCCAATCCCCTGCACAAAAAACAATTGAGCAAGTATGGACCGCCGCAGGCATACCGTACTACCTATGCCGAAACGCAGCAGAAGTTTTGTCTGTTCTTGAAAATGTATTAACTTAGCAATATGACACTGAGCAGAAACATAGCAGAAATAAAGCCGAACCCAAATAATCCACGGGTAATCAAGGATGATAAGTTTGCAAAGTTGTGCAAGTCTATCAAAGACTTTCCCGAAATGTTGGAAAAGAGGCCTTTAGTTTGCTTTACCGATACAGACGGCAAGTTGGTGGTACTTGGGGGCAACATGAGGCTAAAAGCGGCCAAAGAATGCGGTTTAAAGGAGTTGCCGGTTATTATAGCCGATGACTGGACCGCCGAGCAGCGTGCGCAGTTCTTGATTAAAGACAATGTGGGGTTTGGTGAGTGGAATTGGGATGAATTGCAGGCCGATTGGGATGTGGAGCAGCTAGCAGATTGGGGCCTAGATATTCCTGCATCGTTTAAGGTTGAGCCAGAAGCGGAAGAGGATGACTATGAGATACCTGACGAAATACAGACAGACATAGTATTAGGCGATTTATTCGAGATTGGGCCACATAGGTTGCTTTGTGGGGATAGTACCCAAACAGATACTTTTGAAAAACTGTTCGCTGGGAATATGGCCGACTTGGTGGTTACGGACCCGCCTTATAACGTGGCCTATGAAGGGAAGACCAAAAAGAAACTTACCATTGATAATGACCAACAAAACGATGGTGACTTTTATCAATTCTTGTATGATTTCTACACCGCGCTTGGTTCTTTTACAAAAGAAGGTGGTGCGTGGTATGTATGGTTTGCAGATGTTGAAATAGTAAACTTTGCTAAATCTTTTGTTGATAGCGGATTAAAGTTAGCGCAGATGATAATTTGGGAAAAGAACAGTTTAGTAATGGGTAGAAAAGATTATCATTTTATACATGAACCGTGTTTGTACGGATGGAAAGAAGGTGCAGCGCATGGCTGGTATTCAGACAGGAAGCAAACAACTATTATAAAAATGGACAGGCCAAGCCGCAACGCCGAACACCCAACAATGAAGCCCATCCCTTTATTTGCTTATCAGATAGGGAACAGTTCTAAACAAGGGGATATTGTGGCAGATGGGTTTGGTGGTTCAGGTACAACAATGGTTGCGTGTCATCAGATGAACAGAAAAGCGTATTTAGTAGAGTTTGACCCAAAATACTGCCAAGTGATAATTGACAGAATGAGAAAGTTAGACCCATCATTAAAAATAAAAAAGAACGGTGATCCAATCTAAAAAACATAGTGTATTAGAAAGTATTACCAACGTAATAGTTGGTTTAATTGTTTCTTTTTTGATTCAGTTATGGATTTATCCATTGCTTAAAATACCCGTAACTTTAAATCAAAATATCATAATCACTTTGGTGTTCTTTTTGGCATCATTTATCCGTGGTTATGTAGTAAGGAGGATATTCAATGCCATTTAAAAAAGGGGAAACACCGCAAGGAGCAAAGCCTTTTAAGAAAGGGCAAAGCGGCAACCCAAAAGGGAAAAAGCCGAAAATACCGCAGTTGGATGTGCTATTGGCTGAAGTATTGGGGGAAGAGAAAGACGGTATTGAAGCGGCAAAGGCCATATTGATGGCACTACGAGCCAAAGCAACCAAAGGGGATGTGAGGGCCGCCGAGGTCCTTTTAGATCGTGCCTACGGTAAAGCCAAGCAAGGTGTTGAAATAACAGGCGCAGACGGCGGACCGATAAAGACGGCTATTATCTTTGCCGCCCCAGACGCTACAAACAAACCAATTGAATAACATAACGGTAAAGACTACCCCTGTATTTTGGGCCAACAAAGCCGCAATGGATGCGGGATGGCCGATTATATGCAATGAGGGTGGGAGCCGTTCAAGCAAGTCCTACTCAATCGTTCAACTGCTTATTGCCGTTGCATTGAACAAGCCGCGGACAAGGATTAGTTTCGTATCGCATAGCTTACCACATATCAAGCGCGGGGTATATCGTGACTTCCGCGTTATCATGGATGACTTGCAACAATGGTCAGATGATTGTTTCAGCTATACGGATTTCGTTTATACGTTCCCAAATGGCAGTTACGTTGAACTGTTTGGACTAGAGGATGAGGGTAAGGCGCGCGGGCCGGGTAGGGATATACTATTCATCAATGAGGCCAACCTAATCAAGAAACCATTGTTTGACCAATTAGCAATGAGGACCACCGGACAGATATTCCTTGACTGGAACCCGGCAGACTTTATGTCTTGGGTTTATACCATTGCGGATGATCCGAAACACAAACGCATTCATTCAACCTACCTTAACAACATATCCAACCTAACACCATCCCAAGTTAGCTACATTGAAAGCTACAAAGAGTTACCCGATGACTTTCTCTGGAAAGTGTACGGACTAGGGCAAAGAGGTGCGGCAAAGGAACTAATCTACACCCAATGGAAGTATTGCGAGCAACCGGGCAAAGGCGATGTGTTTTTCGGTCTTGACTTCGGGTTTAACCATCCGGCGGTCCTTACCCGCGTAGAGCATTACGATGGCTGCAATTATGTACACGAATGCTTTTACAAATCCAACATGACGCCGGGGGAATTGATAGCAGAGATAAAGCAGCACGTACAAGGTAGGCAAACGATATACGCCGATGCAGCCGAACCTAAGAGCATTGAGGATATTCACAGAGCAGGGTTGAACATTAAGGCGGCTAACAAAGATGTGTGGGCGGGTATATTGACGGTAAAGCGGTACCCATTATTCGTTACTCCGCAAAGCCATAACCTTGTCAAGGAACTTGGCAGCTACAAATGGAAGAAAGACAAGAACGATAACCTTATCGAGGAACCAGTCAAGGCGAATGATGACGCAATGGATAGCATGCGTTATGCTATACATACTAACTTCGATAAGCCTAAATTCGTTGTATCGGTTTTTTAGTTTAATTTAGCACAAACTTATAACATGGCATCATTGTTAGACCGCTTACGCGCTTTTATCAACCCAACCGGCAACATGGCCGCTCAATTTGCAATCAATAGGGGAATAGCTACCTGGCAGGGTCAAGATAGTAATTCATTCGTTAAAGACGGATATTCAGCAAACGACATAGTTTATTCTGTTTGCCACCTAATTACTGA